CCAATGAAGTATACTCTTTCAGGTAATACTGTGCAATCATTTGTAAGTGGTGACGGAATACCTTTTAGAGTAAGTGATAACGGGGTTTCATATAGACTAACGAGTCCAATGGACCACGGTCTAGGTGAAGGTGAGTTTATAATATTGGATGATTATCCATATTATGTAAATTCAATTGGTAATGAATATTACAACTCAGAATTATTTGTTGTTGATATTTTAAAATCACAAATACCGTCAGGAACAACTACATTTAATAATGCAATTGTCATTGGTAAGAGGTGTATAGATTCAAAAAATATAAACGAAACTACATCTCAATATTATGTTCATAAATTAAAAACACTTACCAATAGTGAGGATTATATTTTAGATAAAGCAGGATTTGAAAATCAAATTTTTGAACACGAAAGAAAATTATTATTTGAGAATGCCGCACAACAAAATGATGTATTGGTAGAAAGAAATAGACCGGAAACACTTCTTTTTGATTTCAAAGAACCATTTGTTTTAACTGGTTTAACAAATAATTTAAATTACGAACCAACAGAATTATACCTATCAATCTTATTTAGAAATGGAAATGGGTACTTCCAATATCCACCAAAAGTTGGATGGAAAATGAATCTTCATAACGAATGGATTGACACTCATTTCAGTGGTACAACTAAAACATTACCACCATTTGAAAGTGGTATGGGGTCCGGCTATACATTTACAAATAGTGGAATCACTTTTACAAGTGGAACCACACTCCCAATAGGAACGATTTTAACAGGTGCATTCGTTGAATATAATCCATATGAAATGAAAGAAAGAATAATTTCAGAATCATATCATAGAATTGCAAACCCAACAACAATATTTAATTACGACCAAGACGATACTCAACCAGGATTTAGTGGTGCAACAGCTAGTAATATGTTTGGTGTAATTTATCAACCACATCATCGAGTAAAAGTAAGAGAGTTATCACCTTATACTGAAACATCCACATCTCCCGATGTGGATAACATTCCACAGAACGCTAGATATTTTCCGAACGAGAATTTATGGAAGTGGAGAGACGTGTACGATTATGGATATATTGATGATTTAGGATATGGTGTGGATTTTCCATTTATGAACAATGTACATTACGTAAGAAACGATATTAATTTTTATATGAGAAATGAAAAATCATATAAACACAAGGCTGATGGTTTATTTGATTTTGATTCTTTCTTTAATAAGAACAGTAACAAGAATAAGAAATTAAACAGAAATAGAAATAAAAAGTGTTAATGGAAATAAGAAAAGACGATATCGGTAGCGTGTTTTTAAATATGGAAACAAACTTCAAACCCGATTTAGGGAGAGAAGAGAGTTTACAGTTATTTGAGTCTGAGACTATCAGAAGTATAATAAACCCTATTGACAATTATGAAACTGTCAGATTCATACACAATCCATATTCTGGTATCACTTCAAACTCAACTGACACGCAATCTGACATTTGGTTTCAATTTTATTTTTATAACGGTTCAACACACACAGGAGGTTTAGACTATTCTTTAGTTGGTATTGATAATATGACCAACGCAAAACAATTAAGACAAACAACAAGCACGTTTTTCAAATTAGAATTTTTTATAGTACCTGATGGACAACAACCTGAAAGAGGAAATAGAAAATTAGTTTTTTCTAAAACACTAACGATGCCTTTGGGTGAAAAAGTTTTCTTCACACCATTCGGTGATTATATACACGTACCTATTTTCAGTGGTTCAAATTATAGAAATAAAGAAAATATGTATCTTTTTTGGTTTCAGGAAATTGATTCTTTTGAAGGAACATATCTAACAGGAACTACTTTTTATATGACTGCCAGATTTTTTAATGGAAATGATGGTAGTATTCTTAATTTTTCTAACACATCAAAATCTAAAACAACTTCAATAAATGAGTCAAATGATTTATATTATAAGGTAATTATAGATAGGTCTAATTATTCGTATGAGGTTTTCAGATATACGGGAACCACAGGTTCAAGAATAGGTAAATCAGGAGACCCAATAAAATTTTATGAAGTAGAATCTGGTGGTTAATGGAAAAATTAGAATACAAAATATTAAAAACAACTACCGGTTTAACTTATAATCTACCTATTTTTTTAGGTCAGGGTATTAAGGATTTGGGACAAATGATTGGTTTTGACGGAGAAATAAGTCAAATAGAGCAGAAATGTAATTTTACTTATAGCGGGAGTTCAAACAACATCAAAATTTACAACACCGTAAACACAACAAAATACCCAACGTTATTTGATGCTAACTTTACCATTAATTGGGGAGACGGGACTACAAGTTCAATATCAACATCCAATATTAATGAATCAAATGAAGTTGCATTGAAAACTGCAAACCACACTTATTCAACTTCAGGAACGTATATAATTAAAATTACATTAAACTCACCTTGGATTGTAACCGAAGTGAAGAAAAGTGTTAAAGTACCATTTGTCCAATCTTTTGGATACCCTACCAATTTAGGAGAATTAACATTTACAATACCATATTCAAATCCACCAATTACTGGTGTAACACAAGATTACCTACTTGATTACCGAACGACCACAGGAACTACGAATCACACGACCATTTCCTTTTTGGGTTTAGGTAAAAGTAGAATCGATGAGAAAAAACTTTATGGTGCAACAACATCATACACAGGTGTAACCACAACAAGTGAATACAAAGAATATAATATTGACGGATTAACATATAGAGATTATAATGACGGTTACACCTACATATCAGGTTCAACTTCAGGAAGTACAAGTACTTTCTTTACTGACGAGGTATATAACGGAATGATAACGAGAAATGAACATTTTTTGGGATTTATCGACGAACCACAAATTTTCTCAGACATTTTTGTGGATAGAGGTAAACAAGGAATTATGGAAAAAAATTTCAGATTAACGGAAATCGACAATACCGGTGAATTGAGTGTGTACGGTAATGGATATTTTATAGTAAGAAAACAATAAAAATTATATTTATAGATAAAAAGTATGGCAGTAGGTAGTTACGGAACAATAAGACCAGCAGATGTATCCCCAGCGGACGTTGATATTTTCTATCATTACGTTTCGGGAAGAACTGCCAGTGCTGAAGTTCAGTTCGAAAAATTAGATAATTCACAAGATATTTTGACCCCTGTATTCCATAATGCAAATACAGGAGGTAATGCCGATACTGAAATATTAGGTGGTTTGTATAACTTGAAATTAGAATCTTCACGATTCTCTGAATTAGGAATATATACACTTTACCTAAGACCAAAACAAATTAGAACCACGGTTTCGGATTGTGGTGTCTTATCGTCACTTCCTTCTGTTAGAGGTTTGGTAATTGATTTAAGTGTAATAGACCCCGCAGATAGAAATAAATTTACACCACAAGGATTGGTAGGGTATAGAATAGAATATTTGGACGCCGATTCGGGTGCAAAAATTCCTAATTTCTTTAGAATAGTTACATCATCCTTTTATTGTGAACCAATTACCTCAAACTTAAGTAATTCATCACAAAAAGCAATTAGATACCGTTATTCCGATATTGCAACCAATTTAATGTTTTTAACATTAACACCAAGTTCATCACCAACTAGTAGACCCAACACCATTCCGTTTATTGGTCAACCGAACCAAAGTATCATTTTATCGAACACCTTTTTCAATCCTGTTATGTTAGAGATTGATATGGTAGAACACGACGCAACAACATTGGCACACGCACTTTACGGTAACCAAAGTAAGTCGGTTGAGGATGGTATTTACACGATTTATGACCAAAATAATAATATCTATAAGCAATTTAACTTATATGAAATCAAAGATGATGTTAATGAAACGTTATACGAAATTAGAGAAAAACGTGATAACATTGACGAATCATTAAATTTTGATGTTATAACTGAATAATGGCAACAAGGAAAGTCCCTAGTCAGGCGGCAAGTGGTGGTGAAACTTTTAATGACAAGCTGATTGGTCTACAGATTACAGACGGTAGTTCTCAGCTGGCTAACACCGCGTTCCTTATAGATAGAGTAATTCCAGAAAAAGACAGTAAGAATTTTTTAACCCAACCCTTTTCTGATTTTCTAACATTAGATACATTACAAGAAGAGACAAGTCAGATTTACGAAAATAACTCAACAAGTACTTCATTTGAAAGAAGTAAAAAGATTAAGTTTCACAATTCAAAATCTGATGCGACAAAATCATTGTTTGGTTCTTTAAGTGTTAGGTTAAGTGTTGCAGTTTCAAATGTTATAGAAAAATATCCGGCAGCGATGTTAGTCGATGTTGACTCTCCGGTGTCAACAACAAGTATCAGTGCTGAAGACATTTCATATGACGGTATTGCCAATACCACACAATTTAAATTTAAGAAGTCTTTAATTTACAATCCGTTCGACATTGTTATACAACAACCAGAATCAGTTGTAATTTTAAATTCTAAAAACACATATAGAGATTTTTATTCTTCATATACAAAATATGTAATTGATAATTTAAGCGGCTCAACCTATGAAATCTTATCTTATGATGAACCAGATAATAATGGTTACATTAATTTAAGAGTTTCAGGTAAGTGTTTTGCAAATACAACGGGGTATACCGAAAATTATTTGATAAGACCAAATAATGGTGTTACTGAAGAATTTTTTAATAGTTTAGACGAACTAGAAACATCATTAGTCGATAGAGAATCATATCCAAAATACACCGCGTCATTTAGAATTCCAATGGATTTATATGACGGGGCGGTTAGTGAATTACAAACAGAAACCGCAACTTGGCCAATATCTAGAGATGGATGGAACTTACAAATTATCGGTTTAGATTATGAATCTTACATTACAAGATTAAGTAACATTGGTAATATCGTTGATGATTACAAATCAAATTTAATTATTAGATTTTTATCATCACCACAACTTTTCGAATTTGATACCGAAGAAAAAAAGGCGGAAGCAATTTTCCAACTTTATGGTCAAAGTTTTGACAAGGTAAAAAAATTCATAGACAATATTGCTTATATGAGGAATGTTAGTTATGACAAAACTAACAATGTTCCTGATGTATTGTTAAAAAACCTATCCGAAACTTTAGGATTATCAACAGTAAATTTATACGATGAGAAATCGTTACAGGATACCTTATACACAAGACATACACAACAATATGATGGTGTATTAACAGGATTAAACTTGTTAGAAGGTGAATATGAGTTTTATAGAAGATTAATTGTAAACTTAGCACATTTATATAAAACGAAAGGTACAAGGTTAGCCATTGAATTTTTCTTAAAGTTCATAGGTGCTCCTGAACCAATGATTAGGTTGGACGAATACATCTATAAAGTAGATGGATTATTACCAAAATCAACGTATGAGAATGACATCAGAGAAGTAATTTTAGGTGTTAAAGAATTCCATACGATGGAATTTGTTCCAACAACCACAACGATAAATGGTACAACATATTCAGCATACACATATCGATTAGTTACCACATCGGGTTCCACAACATTAACAAGAGACGAATATCCTGTTTATAGTGATGGAACACCAAAAGCAAAAAATAGTTTAGATGGTAGTCATTATTTCGCTAAAGGTGCTGGTTGGTATAGAAAAACATTAGACCATAGGTCAATTGATATATTAGATACTGAAAATTCAGTTTTAACAGGAAATACTAAAGTATTAAAAACCAAATCAAAACCGTTCACATATGGTGAAGATTATTTTAATGTTTATAGAAAATTACCCGGTTTAGATTATGGATACGATTTAAATGGAGAAATCAATAATGATAAAACAGAAATTATTGATGATAGTGAAGTTGAACATATTTTAAATAGAAAAAATGTAAACATTTTCTTAGACGGTTCAAGAGCGATTGACTATGACATCTACACAAAAAGTAGAAACTTAAGTTTAACATTTGGTACATTACCACCACAAGAAAAACCTTCTTTTGCTGAGTTTTTAAAGGAGGCAATTAGTAACGTTATTCGAAATTCTAATACTATTAAGTATAGAAAAGAGTATCGTTTATTAAAGAAGGTTTATGAAGACTATGCAAATAGTAATGGATTCACTCCATACAACTATATTAAAATAAATGAATTCATTCAAAGAATGAGTCCATATTGGGTTAATATAATTGACCAATTTGTTCCTGCAACAACTCAATGGTTGGGAGGTAATTTAATTGAAAACGGAACATTCGGAAGGTCTAAATTTCAATACAAACAACCTTGTACACCAAAAGAATTTGTTGAAGTTCTATATCCTGATTTTGAAACTGTAATTGAAGAAGATTTAGAAACAATATTAGGAGGGGGTACAACAACATATGAAGCATCAAATTATGATAGTTTAAGGGGATTATCAATATTAACTGGTTTAACATACACAATTTATTTAAGAATAAATGATGTTGAATTTAATCAGAGTACATCAGTTTTAAATGATGAGATATTTGGAACCGGTTTCACTTCAACAGCATCTTGTCTTCCTTTAGTATATACGGGTTCAACATCAGGTATACCACTTATTTGTGGATATAAGGGTGACTATAGTAATAGTGATAGTACCGTAAATGGAATTAATAATTGGCAGGGAATTAACTTAGATTTACCAACAATAAAAACTATTTGGAAAAATAGTTTAACAAGTTTGGTACAAAAAATTAACGATGGTTTAACGGGTTTAACTGAAAACAATACAATTACAAAAATCACATTTGATGATTATGGTTGTATTGATGAATATGCACCATATACCGCTCAAACAAATACTTCTAGTTGTAGGCAAGTCACAAAGAATTCATTATCCGTAAACTTTTTTATTGATACTGATGGTGTTGAGAAAGCTAAATTCATATTGGACACAACAGATTGTAGAAACGGTGAAGATATTGATTTTTACTTTGAACCAATCTATGGAATAAAAGAAGAAGAATGTGGTTTAAAGGTTGTTGCCGCAGGTCCTTGTATACCATATAGTGGAGATATAGAAAACTGTCAATTAGTTGAAGATGTTTATATTTTCGTATCAGGTTTTACAGGTATTGAAGCGGACACTATATGGGATGTTAATTTTTATATTACAAGTGGAACCACCTGTGATACTGGTGTATGCACCAATTGTGAGTTTATTGAAATAAATGACCCAAAACCAATACAAAGAGGGGTTAACCCATCTACATTAGCAGTACAAAATTGTGTAACTACAGGTGATGTTACAGGTAAAGTTTACGTTATACCGGCAGTTAAAGAAACCGATGTGTATGATATTATAGTATCAGACGCATCAAACTGTGAACAGAAAATTAGAATAGAAGGATTACAAAGAAAAATTGTACAATTATCTGACGAAGTTAGTGGATACACAATTAATCCTAAAGTACAATATAAAACATCATTTGATTATGGTTTAAAGAAAGGTAGTAAAGTATACAAATATGTAAGCAACGGAATACCAACAACTTGGAATGATTTACAAACACATATTCTTTCTGGTTACACGGTTGAAGTGTTAATAGACGACATTCAAATCGGTGATGTAATATTATCGATAGAACAAAAAGATTGTGGAGAACTGCCATCAAACCTATTTAATTTTATTGATGACCAAGGATATCAATTTACGTTTGACTATAAATGGGTTACGGTTAATAGAAAAGAATGTTTCTCTTCTATTAAGAAAGATATCATAAATGATGAATTTGAAATTTTACCAACTAGTAAAGTTTTAGTATACACTAATATTGATGAAAATTTACAACCAATTCCGTATCAATTTAAATTCAAACATCCTGAAGATTTATTTGTAAGACCCGAACAACCTGAAGAACCTTGTTGTGAATATCCTGAAAATTATTTTCAAAGTGGTGATTTCTTAATCAACCAATTTGGTTTTCCAATAGAAGTAACAAGTGTAGATTTAAATTATTGTGATAGAGGAATTTATTATACGTTGGTAACAACAAATGATGAATTATCTACAAATAGCAATAACATTATTGTAAATGGTAAGTCAGGGGAGACAGACAGATTAATAGTTTCTTTCATTAATAATTCAAAACAAGACGGAACATCAAGTTCATTTAAATTCGAATGTTTAGATATTGACATTGAGGAGTGGTACTATGGTTACATTTGTGATACGGGTAAAACAATAACAAGAGACATAGATTGTACTGATAGTGTTTGTTCACAATCACCAGTAAGTAGTAGTACCTGTGAGGCGTTTGTTGGTGAAATAACAACTCCTACACCTACCCCAACCCCAAGTCCTACTCCAACACCGACCGCAACACCTACACCAACTGCAACTGCAACGCCGACTGTAACGCCAACGCCGACTGCTACGCCAACACCAACCGCAACGGGTACACCAACACCTACACCAACTGCAACACCTACACCAACATCAACTCCTACCCCAACACCAACTGCAACAGGTACACCAACACCTACTCCAACCCCTACCTCAACACCAATATGTGATTTTGATATTGATGTGGTTGTAACATACACAACAGCGACACCAACTCCTACTCCTACGGCAACCCCTACACCTACCGCAACACCGGTTTGTGATTTTGATATTGATATTGTTGTGGCAACATCAACCCCAACCCCAACACCTACGCCAACACCAACACCAACTGCAACACCAATATGTGATTTTGATATTGACATTGTTGTAGTAACAGCAACCGCAACCCCTACACCAACACCTACGGCAACAGGCACTCCAACTCCAACTCCGACCGCAACACCAGTTTGTGAGTTTGACATTGATGTTGTGGTAGTATTAGCAACTGCAACTCCTACACCAACACCGACAGCAACGTCTACACCAACACCGACACCTACTTCAACCCCAA